CAAGAACGATTCTTCAAAAACCACGACGCGAGCATACCAATCGAAGTCATCTATGGACCTGATACCAGAAACATAGAGACCGCGAGAGAGTATGAAGATCGGATCGAACCAAAATACTTCAAAAAGGCTGTCGAAATGCATTACAACTCGGAGGTGCAGAGACCTGACATCACCTATTTTAACATGGGGGCGATCGGTTGTTTCATGGGTCACATGGAGTTTTATGAAAGGTGTCTTGATCAGGGGTTGAAATACGCGGTCATTTTTGAAGATAATGTCATTGTGAAATCGAAAGAGTTGTACAATCAAATTCAAGATGTCATCGACAAAAAGGGTGACGACTTTGAAATGTGTTTCTTTCACTGTCTGTCAAGACTCCCGTATCATAACGAAGAGACTGAGATCGAACAAGTGAAATGGATATCGAGCACAAAATGTTATTTGGTGCATGTCCCAAACATGAAACAATACATCAAATACTTCTACCCGATGGACAACCACGTGGATATGAAACACGAAGATCTGATAGCTGAAGGTGCTCGAGTCTTCTACAAGGATCTAAGAGACTATATGCGCATAGACAGATCTCACATGAGCACAATAGGACACAGAGATCATGGACAAGAAAATTTCATTTCAAGACAAAACAAAAACGCGACGATGCAAGATGTCAAGTGGGGGTACTAAAGTTTTACATGCACAAAGCAAATGCATCTAAAACGATGTTCCCAACGGGGCTCGAACCCGTGACCTTGGCGTTATAAGCACCACGCTCTAACCAACTGAGCTATAAGAACGGCGCATCTCGGTTATGTGACTAACCTTTGGTATAACGGTGGGACTCTCCCACACAGGGTTTACGATTCATTACTTTAAGCCGCTTAAACCATCTCAATATAGTCTTCAAACAGAATCCTAGTGTCACCACCACGAATGAAGTTTTTCATTTTTTGAGCATCCATGAATGCCTCTTTAGCCACCTTCACAGAAAGAATGCTGTCGTAAATACAGGCGTTCACATCTCGGATTACAAATCCTGGGCTCATCACCTTAACTTCATTGTCCGTCTCCTTCTTCAGATAGTCAATTACCTCTTTGTAGTCGCAAGCCTCTGCGACTACAACGACAGCGAAGCCATTCGTTTCTGCGTTGTTCTGAATCTGACGCATAGAGATTTTGTTCACAGTCTGACTGTTGATGATGTCCGTCACCTTTGAATATTTAGCGTACACCGCATTTGTGGAGAGGAGAGACTCTTTGTTTCCAGGTGTTTCCAAAAAGACAATCGAATTTGTGGTAGAAGCTTCCGTGTAGGCGTAATCTATGTAAGTAGCGAACTCCTGCACGGCAGTCTGGAACCCAACAGCTTCCACACCAGGAATATCATTGAAGATAGTTTTGGCGATACCGATAACATTCGTATCGATCGTGTCGTTCATGGCGAGCTTAGCGGCACTTTTCATAGATTCATTACCGCAAATGCAATACAAACGATCCAGGTCAGACAAGTTGTTTTTACTTTTTTTAATATTTACTGGTTCACAAGATACACGCAAAATAGACCCGGGGACATCTTCGACTTTCTGTCTATTAAGATCCGTTCGAAGGTTGTGGTTCAGACCTTTGAAACCTTCATTAAAACCAAATACGCGATTGCCTTGAGAGTTTTCGTACAGGGTAAGAGTCTTCACAATGTTGTTTACACCTGGACAAACACCACCGGCTGTTAGGATTCCGATGTTCATTATATACATCCATAACTTCATTTTTTTAAGTTTATTTCATCTTTCGCATTCTATTCATCAACGCCTGCGGCATCATCTGTTGCATGGCTGGCATTCTCATAGGAGTGTTGTTATTGGAATTATCGCTCTCGAAAAACAGACTCATAATCTCCGCAATGAGGATAAATTGATGTGACATGACAACCATCTTCGCGATATCTGTTCCAGGTGAGAAATCACCATACCCTACCGTGCTCATCGTGGTGAAACTGAAGTAAAAGGGATCAATCCAGCTCCCAAACCCGAAGGCGTTACCATCCGCTTTATCCATGGCCATATAGATTATACCATAAACCACGGTCGTCACTAAAAAGGCTACAAGCTTCATAGACATTTACAATGTGCTGAGAAAATTATACTGATTCCACTCTGTGTAATTCATCAAGTTCTTTACTCTTTCTCCGGTTCGATGACGTCACGTTCTGAAACGCGCCCAACCACCTAGTAACTGCCCGACCCGAAACCGACGCCGCGTCATCACTTACCACGATGCTGAGACCGTTACACACATCTGGTTTATTCTCCTTTTCAGGGAACTGAACCAAGAAAGCTTGGATGGAAATTGAAGGTATATCTGGAGCTTCATCCAAGAGTTTATCATACTCTTCACGAGACTTCATGATAAACTCAACGACATCCCCTCGGTGTTTGATATCTAGTGACAATTCCATGTCTATCGACCTATAGAATTTTGACCACTGTACACACATCGCAGAATGTGACTCACTAAGGGGAAGACTCTGACTGAATTTACTTATCGAAGAGAGAATCCCACCTAAAACGTTGAGAAAGGCAAAAAAGTATTGGATGATCATGATATTGTTCTTCGTGTTCTGAGAAACATCTTCATTTCCACTAGGATTGAGAACCGCGAAACCACCGACACCTGTTATCGAGGCTATGATAATGGAGGGGTAAGCCAACCAGTCATTTTGTTTTTTATAATATAGCCTGGCGTGGTTATGCAGCCATCGGTATCCGGCTGCTTTTTCGGCCCACTTGATAAGTAACTTCTCCTGCTTTTCACACCATTCACAGTGTTCATCCAGTTTTGACAAGTTTTGAACACTCATGGCATCTATTCTATTCAGATAAATTTTTCGCACATTCCCTGGCTAATTTATCTACAGCTTCATTTTGGGCATTTCCATTATGGGCCTTCACCCACCTCCACTCAATCATGGTAATTTTCTGTCTCAGTTCATCCATCTTAGTCCACAACTCTTTATTTTTCACATCTGCACCACTGGCTGTTTTCCATCCATTCTTTTTCCAATTATGTATCCACGCGGTAATTCCATTCTTCACGTAATTGCTATCAGTAATTATACGCACACAAGTCTTTTTCATCCACAGACACTGTTCGAGAGCTTTAATAATGGCAGTCATTTCCATCACATTGTTCGTAGTATTGGGTTGAGAGCCACATAATCTAAAATCTGAAGATATGGCAGCCCAACCACCACGTCCAGGGTTTCCTAAACAGCTTCCGTCAGTGTATACTTCATACATAGTTATGTATCGACATTCCCCTTTATCTTAATTCTCACTTCTTACACATCTTCTTCGAGTAGCCGATCACGGCACATGTGATTCTCTTTCCCGCATGCCCAGTGGTCAGGCTATCACCATGTCCACCTTGTCCCAAATCATCAGGATCCTCGTGAACGACAATCGCGCGACCTATCACGTTCGCCTTCGACCCTCGCAGCTTGACGAGTGGATCCACCATTCGGAACCTGGCAACGCCCCTACTGTCGAACTTGATATTACCCAAGTCACCAACGTGTCTTTCCGTCGATTTTGGTCCACCGTGTTTTTTTCCGTATGGGTTAAAGTGAGCACATGCGCTTGCACACCCGTCAGTGAGGTCACCTGCCTCGTGGATATGAATTCCGTGAGTGCTGTTCTTGTATTTATTGGAACGAAGTGTTCCCTTTATTATCACTTTGGTTCCCCTCTCAAAGAATTCGACTACGCCCTTCATATGAGGATGATTGAGAAATGCCGTAGCTATCATACTTTGTCCTGAGACTTTTGTTTTATTCCAATTTCATATTCCGATGCTTTTTTAGGTGTTTTACATATAGTATCTCCACAGTGATCTCTGTTTTGGTATACAGAGTTGATAGATGTTGAAATTTCATTACATGATTTGAGATTCCAACGTCCTAATATGGGTTTTTCAACTTTTGTAAGAATGTCAAATAATTTGCGCAACATGGTATACTTTCATCTTTCGCGTTTAAGCGACTTCGCACGTCACTCGTACGCGGCACCGAGCTGTACATCCCCTGGGGAAGCGTACAGAAAACGTCCTAAAAACTACATATTCGTGCACACGACGTCGAGTACGACACCATAGTCGTGCGCCACGACATATCTCTCAAAACTCACATTTTTAGAGGGGGGGTGCACACTTTCTCAAAACCGGGTCAACAACGGCTTACTCAGCGGGGGTGCCCACTTTTAAAATGTCGCCCATGACAAAAAGATTCTTGGAACAGTATTCGGGTATGGAATCACGGGTAAAACTTCGCAACTACTCATCCCCCGATCCGAAAGAAATATGGGACATTGGTTTCGAATCGAATGAAGAAGAATGTCTTCTCCGGTGGTCGCTGCTCGTCAAGGGTCTGATGAGAGTGACTCACCCAACCGTAGAAGAAGTCGCGCAATCCAAGAAGCGCACCATCTGGACCATCGAGAGCACCAAACCAAAATGTGACACACAAAAGAAGGAACTTCGCCTCGAAGGGTGGAGGGACTGTAAGAGAGGTGATCATTTTTAAATAGCGCAGTGCACGATATTTAAAAAGGATTTTTAATGATATTTACTAAAATACTTCTAGTGAGCATTTAGTTGGAGAAGGCAAGGCCACCCATACCCGACTGGATGCGGAGGACGTTGTAGTTGGTCGCGAACATGTGGAGGTTGGTCGCCTCGCTGGAGGCAACGGTCTTGATGGAGACCTGCGCGTTGTCGATGCGGGAGAAGTTGCAGGTGCCGGTGGGCTGGTGCTCCTCGGGCTTGAGCGCGAAGGAGTAGGAGTAGACACCGGGGTAGGGGCAGCCGGAGTGGTGGTTGAAGGGCTGGACCTGGTTGAAATACTTACCGTCCTGCGCCTTGAAGCGGTCCTGGCCGTTGAGGACGAGCTTGAACTCCTCCATCGCACCCTCAGACTCCTCAGTCCAGGCAACAGCACCAGTGCCGCCGGTCACGACGACGGGAGCGCCAGTAGCCGCGGTAATGGGAAGGTGGCTGGGGGCGGTCGCGGTGGCATCCGAGGGACCGAGAGCGAGCGTGGGGTGAGCCGAACCCTTACCGAAGTGCCAGAGGTTCTCGGCATCCGTGCCAGCAAGGCACCACACGAGCTCCTTGACGGGGTGGTTGTAGGAAAGGCGGATCTGCTTGGTGCCACCGTTGACGCCGTCGACAGTGTCAACACCGGTGTGCTGGACCTGCTCGATGAGGTATTCGTGACCCTTCTGAGCGAAGCGGCGACGCTCCTCGGTGTCGAGGTAGATGTAGTTAGCCCACACCTTGAAGACGCCCTGGTCGAGGTAGGTGTTCATGTCCCCAGCGAGGTCGAAATCGATGCGGACCTCGTGGTATTGGAGCGCGATGAGGGGGAGGTAGAGACCGGGGTTGCGGTTGAAGAAGAAGAGGAGGGGGAGGAACACAGTCTTGCCCTGGCCCGCGGAGGTCATCTTGCCGTAAGTGGCCTTCTTGGCCTCATCGAGGTGAAGCTCGGTGTAGAGGCGCCACCACTTCTGGTATTGCTTGTCTACACGCTGACCACCGATGGAGAGCTCGACGGAAGAGATCGCGCGCTCGGCAGCCCACTCGGGGGAAGCATTCGCGGCGGCGGTCTTCAGCTGGACATACATGTCACCGACGAGATCACCGTTGCGGGCGACAGTCACGGAAACGCGGCCGGAGTTGCCGGGGTTACCGTTGAGGGTCTGCTCGATGTTCTCCATCGCGAAGTTGGTGTGGCGCTTGTATTTCGCCTGGTAAAAGGTTACCTCGGGGTTACCAGTAAGGTAGACATCCTGGGCACCGTAAGCTACGAGTTGCATAAGACCACCGGCCATTTTGAGAGTTTTTGTACTATATACAGAGAAAATAATTCTGCGACTTTCCGCGATCAAATTTTTCTCGGTCTAGATAAAATGTCCGTTCGCCCTGAAGATCTCGAGGAAGGTGAAATCGTTCCCGAGGATGAAAATGAAGATCTCGAAACCGTCACCGATGATGATGAGGAGCTCGTCGATATTGACGAGGATGAGGATGAGGATGATGACGTGGATCTCGTGTCTCTCATGACCTCCCTTCTCGCGACCGAGGATGGTGACACGGTATGCACCGCTCTGGTCACAATCGCTCAGCAACTCCAAACCCAAAATAAAATCCTGATCAAAATTTTGAGCAAAATATAATTTTGGAAAATCAATTAGAGAGAAAATTTGTAAGTACTATAAATGGAGGAAACCCACTTCATCGATAAGGAACCGGATAGGTATGAAGCACTATTGGAACTGCAAAAACGGTCAATCCAGTCGATGAAAGAAGATGAAGTTTGTAAAGTCGTGGAAATTTTTGAGAAGGCCTGGGATCTCAGGACGGGGGATTTCAGAAACTCACGGGAACTTGGCTACCGTCAGTTCTTGCACAAAGAGAACTGGGATGAACATAACAACCCGATGGCGGAGAGAATTGATCTCATGGCTGTGAAAGGCATCAAAGAGAAGCAGAGGCGATACCTCCTGGATCTGCGAAACCGCATGGGCGAACTTGGAATTAAGTCCAAGGAAGATGACAATGGGATTACCCTTCTCAAGAGGGTAAACAACGTCGTCAAGCAGCTAAAGGATGGGTATGATAACGTTAGGAGACATTACAACGCCTTTGAACGTGTTGTAAACCCAACAGCCCAGCCTCTCATCAGTTCATTCGCCGACCCCTGTGCAATGGACGAGGATGAAATTGAGTCTTGTTCCCCTTACCAAAAGTGTATTATTCACTGTCTCGACGAGACGCAGAAGCGTGGGTATCGTAGATATAGAGACTACTGTTACGAAGAGATCAAGACAGTTGCTGGTCATGGCACTCGTGCCTGGAAACCCAAGTTTGAGATTTCATCTTTCATCTATTCTCTCGCTCCAAAGGATGATGAACTCAACAACTGGAAGAATTTCACCAGCAAGGGAAACATCTACAGGGATGTGACTCATCATATGACGAACTGTATCGACCCCCAGTTTCCTGTTATCGAGAAGAGGCGTCATGTGTGGTCTTTTAAGAATGGAGTCTTCATCGGTAAAGAGAATGGACCTCAGCACGAGGGTCACCCCACGTGTAAGTTTTACCCATATGACAGCGTGGATTTTAGGGTTTTGGATCCGGCGATCATCGCTTGTAAGTATTTCGACCAGGAGTTTGTAGATTACTCTGATGTTGAGGATTGGTATGATATTCCCACACCGAACTTTGACAAGATTCTCGACTATCAGGGTTTTGAAAAAGAGGTGTGCAAGTGGGCGTATGTCGTAGGTGGTCGTCTTTGCTACGATGTTGGTGATCTAGACAAGTGGCAGGTAATTCCTTTCTTCAAAGGTATCGCCCGATCGGGTAAATCTACGCTGATCAACAACGTGTTTCAGAGGTTTTACGACACAGTCGACGTGAAGACATTGGGTAACAACATTGAGAGAAAGTTTGGTCTTTCCGCTATCAAAGACGCGTTTTTGTTCGTCGCCCCAGAGGTGAAGGGTGATCTCGCGTTGGAACAGGCGGAGTTCCAGTCTCTAGTGTCTGGTGAAGGAATCGCTGTGAACATCAAAAACAAACAGGCCGTCTCCCTACCCAACTGGAAGGTTCCTGGTATTCTGGGTGGCAACGAGGTGCCAAACTGGAACGATAAGTCAGGCTCCGTCCTCCGTCGCATCCTTCCATGGAACTTCACCAAGCAAGTTCAAGAAGCCGATCCCAATCTTGACCGCAAACTCGAAGCGGAACTACCAGCCATTCTTCTCAAATGTGTCCGCGCGTATCTGGAATACTCGGGGAAATACAACGACCGCGACATCTGGAACGTCGTTCCTAAATACTTCAAAACGATTCAGAACCAAGTCGCGATGGTGGCAAACACACTTCATCACTTCCTCAACTCCATCCGCGTCATCAAGGAGAAGGACAAGTTTGTTCCAGAAGACATCTTCGTCCAGGCGTATAACTCACACTGTTCGAGAAGTCTCAAGGGTAAGAAACCTGACCTGTTCAATCCTGACTTTTACGTTGGACCCTTCAGCGCGTATGGGATCACCGTTAAGACTGAAGCTGTGAACTATAAGGGTAGGGATTATCCTTCTCAGCCAGTGTTTTACGGGGTGGACATCGTCGAGGAGGAACTTACAGTAGGAAACAATCACTAAAAAAATAATTACATATAGTAACATGAGCCAGCAGGTCAGAGAATTTGTGAGACGATCTGGGGTGGAGATCCAAAATTCAGACTCAAACTCGAACAATGATAATTTTGCGCGAGAACTTGAGGAGGATATGTTACGGAGACAGCGCATCAAAGATCGTGAAGATCGTATGCGGCGAGCTGGTTTCCGTGAACCTGTGAGAACAGAGATACGACGACCCCCTCCCCCTCCTCCTCAAAGACGTAGCACCTTTGCCCAATTTGAAAATTCCCCTTTAGCAAATGAATTTGCCGATTTAAACACCAACAAATTAGTCAGAAATGCGATGGAAGCAGAAAGCTTTGGTGAAATCGATGAGTTCACCATGCCAGAAATAAATGAATCTCTATTTGCCAACAACATGAACCTCGAAATTTCTCCCTTTAAGCCTGGTATGTTCAACGCCGGTGTTGATAGTGGATATGGTCAGAAGGATGTGGTTCTCGAACTTAAGGATATTTTAAGGAGAACCCCACTCGCTAAATCTGAAATCGCCGACGGTCTTTATATAGAGACTACGGAGATGTTGGGTAGATACGGCACACAAAAGATCGCCCTCCGACATACACGTGATCTAGGTCTCAAGGGTAACATGAACATCCCTCTCGTGACTGTGGAATTCAAGATTGTCATATCCAACGATCTTGGGGAGAGCAAGGGGGTAAATGTGAACATTTACAAAAACGGAAAGATTCGTTTCTCGGGTGGATTTTTGGTGAGTCACATGTCCAGACAACCAGAACTCATTCGTCGTTACGTCGTCGACAACTACACGAGAGGACAACCGTTCTTTAATGGACCAATTCAGTTCAATAATTTAAGTGGTCAGTTTAGTATAAATGGCAGCTTAAACCTGAAAAGATTGCAGTTTAAGTTTGCCAAGTATGGCACGGTAAACTATGTCCCTGAAATCTCCCCCATGATGTATGTGAGCATGCAAGGATACACCGTAAACCTGACTAGATCAGGTAACGTGCAGCTCATTGGGGCAAAGAATCCAGCCGTCCTCGAGAATGGCTACAGGTCCATCTCTAAATTGATTCAACAGTTCCATAACGATGGGGAGGGAGACATCGTTCTCGGATCCCCGAGGAGAAATAAAACGAAAGCGAAACCCAAAAAGAAGAAGTCCAAGGCCAAGGCGAAGGTGGTGAACACAAGAGTCAAACGTGTATACAAGAAGAGAAAGTTGACCGAAAATCAGATGAAAGCGGTCAAAATAACCGGCAAGATCTGTGAGCGCATGAAGAGATCCGAAATAGTGGATCTTGCGAAGAATTTTGGTATCGTTAACTTTAGAGTAAGAGGCGCCACGGGAACTCGAAACGCGACCAGATCCGAGATATGTGACATGATCAAGAAGAAGACGAACACCCAGACGTTTAGAAACACAAACAAGAACAAAAACTCCTCTCTTTCCGGCAAGGGTAATATGTTTAGGGTTAATAAGACCTTGTGTAACAACACAGGGAAGAAAGAACTTCAGCGCATCGCTAAAATTTTGAAGATTCCCCTCGACCCCAAGGATACGAAGCAGGTGATCTGTAAAAAGATTGAGAAATACCGTAACAATAAGGTGTCCAAACCAAAGTCCCCACCTCCAAAACCAAAACCAACCAAACGAGAGGTGCAGCGCAATAAAATAAATAAACGCGCCGCAAACCTCCGCGAGAAGACTATCAAAAAACGTGGTCTGAATGACAACTCCATCCGTAAACAACTCGAGAAGGAATATGGTTCCAAGTGGATAAAGCGCTACAGCCCTAACCTCACGAGAGATGT